TTTAGCTATAGTTTGAGTATGGTTAGTGGAGAACATATAAGAAGAATGAATAAGCGGATCCAAGCTGATCCATTCTTAAAATATTTTAAACCAGCACAACGACCTCCTGGGTTTACAGGACAGACAGGTTATGTGCGTAGGCTTCCACCTCCTGCACCTTTTGGTAATTTGGGTAGAGTAGACCCAGGTGTAACGAGAGAAGCAGCAGATATCTACCGACAGAAGACTGGTAGCGCATATGGAGGTGCGCTACTCCCTATTGATAAAGACCCAACTTACGCAGCCTCATCATTTGGTAAGGCAGACCGTGAGATGGCAAGAAAAGAAAGGCGAGAGTTTAGGCGTACTGCTACTCAAAAAACTTTATTTGGTGGCCAGGTGCGTACCTTGTTTCCCTCTTTGCCTCGTTCTTTAACCAGGCGTAGGGCAGCAGCCGTACAATTAGCTAAACGCAAACCCATACTAGGAAAATGAGTACTGCCGTTAAACGAGACCCTGCAAAATGGGCAAGAGCCAAAGCCAGAGCGAAAGCTAAGATGGGTGGTAAGCATTCCGCCAGAGCCATGCAGTTAGCCGTTAAATACTACAAACAAGCAGGTGGCACATACTCAGGTAAAAAGAAAGCCAGTAATAAGTTATCCAAGTGGTCTAAGCAGGATTGGGGTACGAAGTCAGGTAAGAAGTCCAGCGAGACAGGAGAACGCTATCTACCGAAGGCTGCAAGAAAAGCCCTGACAGCCAGAGAGTATGCCAGGACTACTGCGAAGAAGCGTAGAGATACGGCAGCAGGAAAACAGTTTAGTAAACAACCTAAAAGTATTGCCAAGAAAACCGCAAAGTATAGGAGAACATAATGAAAGGCGTACCGCATTACACGAAATCAGGCACTTTGTTTAAAGGTGCAACTCATAAGATGGAAGATGGCTCTTTACATTCTGGTAAGACTCATACAAAATCAAGTAAACCATTAGTGCATTTCAAAGACCTATCCAAAGGACTGCAGAAAAAACTACTGGTGAAACATCTGAAAGCTAAATCTGAAATGAAGGAGAAGAAAGCATGATGAAGAAAAAAGGTATGAAGAAAAAACCAATGCCAAAACCAAAGAAACCTAAGTACTAATGGCAAAAAGTCCAGCCTGGCAACGCAAGGCAGGAAAGAATCCAAAAGGCGGATTGAATGCCAAAGGTAGAGCCAGTTACAATAGAGCGACAGGTGGCAACTTAAAACCACCTGCGCCTAATCCAAAGAGCAAAAAAGATGCAGCGAGGCGTAAATCTTTTTGTGCCAGAATGCGTGGTATGAAAAAGAAACTGACAAGTGCGAAAACTGCAAGAGACCCAAATTCAAGAATTAATAAATCACTAAGAGCCTGGAACTGCTAGGAGGTAGCATGCCAAAAGTCAAACTGGGAAGCAAAGATAAGCCAAAGAAACCATTAACCAAGTTAGAGAAAGCAGAGATCCGTGCTGCGAAAATGGTTGACAATGAAGAACAACGCAAGAAAGCAGACATTGATAAGCGCTATAAAGAGTGCATAGAATACAAAATGCTCAAAGGCCATAGTAGAGAAATGGCGACACAGATGGCAAAAGAACTTATCTACCAGGAGTCTATTATCAATGGCTGAGAAAGGCCCATCACCACGCTCTAAATTTAATATGCCTTTTGTAGAAAGAAGGCTAGATGACCCAACTGGGCCAGACAAACAATTTAAGGTTGATTCAATGCAGTATTTATTATCTAAAGGTATTACTGATGAAAATTTATTAGCAAAGATAATGCTAGAAAGTGGTTGGTTAAATAAACCATCAGGCAGTTTTAATTACTTTGGTATTAAAGAAACAGACAAAACTAAAGGTAAACTAGTGCAAACTACTGAAGGACTACAAGCATACACTCACAAAAAAGGAAAACGAGTAAGGTCAGATGCAGCAGGTATAGAAAAGTTAAGAAGGGAAATAGAAACAAGAGGCGGTTCAATCGTTTTTGAGAATGGTGCTATTGCATACGACAAAGAAGGCAAAATTAAAATTATAGATAGATTTAAAAATTACAACAATATAGAAGAAGCATTTGATAATTTTAAAAAAGTAAATGCAGAAATAATAGCTGACCCATCAAAAATATATGCAACCGATCCAAACTATGCAGAAAAAAATGCACAAATGTTAAAAGATATTAGATATTATCTAAAAAATTACAGGTCATCTTTTGGTATACCTGCAGAAGATAATATTAATAATAATTTTGATGAAGCTAATGTTAAAGATATGACAAGTCTTGATTACGCCTCAACAGGTAGTGATGATAATATTAAACAATCTATTACAAGAGAAATGATATTAAACTCATATGCTTCTAATGAATACTACGGCAATATGTTTGTAGAAAAAATAACTGATGATTTATTTGATTTTGATATTGGTTTTGGCGTAGAAACTAAGAAAGATGGATTCTCAGCTACAACAAGTACTGTGTTAGATAGTTCAGGAGAGAATGTAACTGATGTAGATTACAACTTAAAGTATCAAAATGAAAATTTAGAGATTAATGTAGGTAAAGAAAACGATGAAGATAAACAATCCATTACTTTTAGGAAAGGTGGTTTTAAAGCAAAAGCTACCAAAGAAGATGGTAGAACTGGTTTTGGTATAGAATATAGAGGTAAATTTAAATGAATGATGTAGTTAATCCAAATATATATAGCAAACAACAATGGGACAAAGTAAGGTTAGTGGTCAAAACACAGCATATGAAAGACTATCCAAAAGATTTTGTAACTGATATGGAAGCAGATAGAATACTTGCTGCTATGTCGCCAGAAGCTGTAGAGAAACTTTACGAACTTGCAGTCAAATATGGCATCACTAGATTATAAAGCTCCAGGGCCAGTCGTTAAAACATTTATGAAAGATGATTCTTTCTTTCGTGGTCTAAGAGGGCCAGTCGGAAGTGGAAAGTCAGTATCATGTTGCATAGAGATTTTACGCAGAGCATTGTCGCAAGAACCAAACGCAGAAGGTATTCGTAAGTCCAGGTGGGCAGTTATTCGTAATACCAATCCACAACTTAAAACAACCACGATTAAAACTTGGCTTGACTGGTTTCCAGAAGAAGATTGGGGTAAGTTTGTATACAGCGTACCTTTTACGCACCACATAAAAAAAGGTGAAATAGATTTAGAAGTTATCTTCCTGGCATTGGATAGACCAGAAGATGTTAAGAAACTACTATCGTTAGAACTTACAGGAGTATGGATTAATGAAGCAAGAGAAATACCCAAGTCTATTGTTGATGCCTGTACTATGCGTGTTGGTCGTTACCCTAGTATGCGTGATGGTGGCCCAAGTTGGTATGGGGTTATTGCTGATACTAACGCACCTGATACGGAACATTGGTGGCCAATACTTGCAGGTGAAACAGTATTGCCTGACTACCTTACTAAACAAGAAGCCAAGATGTTAGTGAAGCCTGATAACTGGTCATTCTTTAATCAACCACCAGCGATGACAGAGGTGATGGGTAAAGATGATGTAGTCGAACAATATGAGCGTAATGAAGATGCAGAGAACTTAGTTAACCTTACTAAAAACTATTACACCAATATTATTAGAGGTAAGACTAAATCCTGGATTGATGTTTATGTATTAAATAAATTAGGACTGATTGAAGATGGTAAGCCTGTCTATGAATCATTTCGACATGATGTGCATGTTGCAAAAAGTGATTGTTTAGTTGCTGAACAACTGCCTATCTTTATGGGCATAGACTTTGGTTTAACACCAGCATGTGTATTTGCGCAGCGTATTCGTGGCCGATGGGTGATTTTAGATGAATTAGTAGCCGAAGATATGGGCATTGTACGATACTCTGACTTGTTAAAACAACAGATGGCACTCTACATGCCACGCACATTTCACATATTTGGCGACCCTGCAGGAGACCATAGAGTCCAAACAGATGAAGCAACACCGTTTCAAATACTAAGAAGTAAAGGCATAAACGCTAGACCTGCGCCATCAAATGATGTATTGATACGCTTAGAGTCAGTTAATTCAACATTAACAAGAATGACTGATGGAGAATCAGGTTTGCTTATTGATCCAAAATGTATTAACTTAATAAAAGGATTTAGTGGTGGCTATCATTATAAGCGTATTCAAACAAGTGGAGAACGCTATGATGAAAAGCCAAACAAAAATAGATTCTCGCATGTACATGATGCTTTACAGTATTTACTATTAGGTGCAGGAGAAGGGAGGAGTTTAGTGGTTGGAGGAAAAACAGCCAAACCTTTTGTAGCCAAAAGAGACTTTGATGTATATACTGCAAAGCCTAAAGGAGATATTTTTAGTAGGAGAAATAGATAATGTGTGTCCCTAGCCCATCAACACCTCAAGGCCCAAGCAAAGCAGAACTTGAACGCATGGAAGCTGATAGAAGAAAACAAAGGCAACTTCTAGAAGAAGAAAGAAGAAACCAGGCGCAAATGAAACAAGAATCTTTAGAGTTAGCTCAAGCTCAAGCAGCAGGTAGACGAGGTAGAAGAAGTTTATTAACAGGTCGTAAAGGCGGTAGTGGTTTTGATATTGCAGATCAATATAAAACTAAAACTACATTAGGTGCGTGATGATAGAAAAACAACCAGACCTAAATGTTAAACAAATACAAAATCCAGTAAAAAAATTATTGGCTAAGTATGAACATGCCAAGTCATTAAAAGACCAATGGTTAGCTGTCTTTGAAGAATGTTATGAATATGCCCTTCCTCAAAGAGAATCTTTTTTTACTGAGACTGTAGGCAGAAGAAGAACTGATTTAATTTTTGATGAAACCGCAGTCGTAGGGGTACAAGAGTTTGCAAGTAGATTGCAGTCAGGTATTGTTCCTAACTATGCAAGATGGGCCGAGTTTGTAGCTGGTACAGAAATCCCAGAAGATATGCAAAAAGAAACTAATCTTGCTTTAGATAAAGTTACAGAGTATGTATTTGAAGTACTACAAAACTCTAATTTTTCTCAAGAAGTTCATGAAACATTTTTAGATATAGCCTTAGGTACTGGTGTACTTATGGTAGAAGAAGGCGATGCAGTACAACCTATTCGCTTCAAAGCGATTCCTTTACCACAAGTGTGTCTTACTAGTGGGCATGATGATAGAGTAGATGCAGTTTATCGTACTCGTAGAATCAAACTCAAAGAACTTACTTTTGCATATGCCAATCCAATTATGAACGATAAAATGGCTATGGATATGGAAGCTAATCCAGATAGAGAAATTACTATTATTGAAAGTGTTTATCGTGATTATTCAGAAACTAAAGAAGAAGTAAATATATTTTGTGCTATAGCAAAAGATTATGAACATAAAGTTTATGAAGAAACTTACAAAGGCTTAGGAAGTAATCCATATATAACTTATCGCTGGTCAAAATGTGCTGGTGAAACATATGGGCGTGGGCCTTTACAGTTTGCTCTACCTGCAATTAAAACAGCTAATTTAGTCGTAGAACTAATATTAGAAAATGCACAAATGAGTATATCTGGTATGTACCAAGTAGAGGACGATGGAGTTATAAATGTTGATAACATTGCTCTAATTCCTGGTACAGTAATTCCGAAAGCAGCAGGTAGCGCAGGTTTACAACCTATAGCACAAGCAGGTAACTTTAATGTATCTGATCTGGTGCTAAGAGATATGAGAACTAACATTAAGAAAGCGTTATACAATGATATGTTAGGCAATCCAAATGAGAAAACACCAATGTCTGCAACTGAAGTAGCAGAACGCCAGGCTGATTTGTCCAGGCAAATAGGTGCAGCATTTGGTAGATTACAAGCTGAACTAGTAAATCCAGTATTGGCTAGAGTAATTTATATCTTAAAAAAACAAGGTCGTATACAAATACCTACAGTTAATGGAAAAGAAGTACAAGTTAAATCTTCTAGCCCATTAGCTCAAGCACAATATCAATCAGATGTGGTAAACATAGATAGATTCTTAGGATTAATTCAAGGCAGAGTAGGGCCAGAACTTTTAAATGTAATGATTAAACAAGATGAGGTAGCTAAATACATAGCTAAGAAACTTGGCATTCCAGAAGAACTTATTCGCTCTCCACAAGAGATGGCACAGATGATGCAACAAATGCAACAATATCAACAACTTCAACAACAAGCTCAAGCAGTCCCTATGGAAGGGGAACAATAAGTCCTTGACTTTTGGTAACTTTTTTGCCATTGTTTCACATGAAACATAACAATATGAGGTGTAGCATATGGCAACAAAAAAATCAAAAACATTAATTGGATTAGATGGAATGGAAAGAACTGCTGACCAGGAGGAAGCCCTGAACGCAGTAGCAAGAGCATTATTCACATCTGATGCAGGAAAACAATTCTTAATTTATCTTAGGTCAATTACTATAGAAACAGTAGCTGGGCCTGAGATTGACGATAAACAGTTAAGACATATTGAAGGACAGCGTTATATTGTAGGACTTATACAGCGTAGGACTAACAAAGGACAATCACAAAAAGTAGTGGAGGATAGTAAAAATGGCTGAAGAAAAAGTAACTGAACAAGAAATTTTAGATGAAGTACCTGCAGAAGAAACACCTGTAGCAGAGAGACCAGATCATATTCCTGAGAAGTTTTGGAAAGATGGCAAAGCTGATTATGATGAAATGGCTAAGTCTTATACGCAACTTGAAACTTATGTAGGTGGTAAAGAAGAAACACTTAGAGAAAAAATAATAGAAGAACTAGCTAATGAACATGCAGAAACCGTGCCAGAAAAGTATGAACTGCCTAAATTACCAGAAGGCATTACAGAAGAAATGGTACAAGAAAATCCTATGTATTCTTGGTGGCAAGAAACTGCAAAGACTAATGGTATGAACCAGGAAGAATATGAAGCTGGTATTAATGCTTATGTTGAAATGATGCAGTCTCAACAACCAGATATAGAAAAAGAAATGGAAGCACTTGGTGAGAATGCTAACTCCAGGATAGATGCTGTAAATGCATGGGCTTCTAAAAATTTTCCACCAGAAGAATACGAAGCAATACAATATTCTTTAGGCGCAAGTGCTAGTGGAATACAAGCATTAGAGCGTATCATGGAAATGAATAAAACTGGTGTTAGGTCAGAACAATTCACACAACCTGAAAAGCAACTTACTATGGCTGATGCTAGGGCTATGATGCAAGATAAAAGATATTATGACCCTAAATACAGAGATGATGCTTATGTTGCAAAGGTAGATGCAGCGTTTAGAATGCTGACAAAATAATGCTCTACCTAGAAAAAACAATCCCAGAAGATTGTTTTCGGTTAGCTCCTAACTTACAACAGCTAGATAAATTTGAACTAGCAGTAGTAGGAGTTGACCCACTTACTGCATTACTTAATCCATTTAGATACAATCGCCCTAATACTCATACCTTTACTATTTTTGAAAAAGAATCAGATGAAGTTGTAGCTATTTGGGGAGCGATGCCAATTAGCAAAAGAGAGCCAACTAAAGCTGCTGTTTGGTTTTTAGCAAGTGAATTATTGTATAAACACAAAAGATTTTTTCTACAAGGCAATCTTAGATGGCTACATTATCTTGAATCTCACTATACTTTTTTGTTTAATTTCATCATAAATGAGCATAAAAAGAGCATAAAATGGTTAAAATGGCAAAAATATAGCTTTTCTGAACAACCAATGCTTGTCAAACAAGTGGAAATGTATTATTTTTATAAGCATCTACCAAAAGTAGATGTAGATATACAGCCCATTATTGCTGAGATAGGCCCTAAATGGACAACCGAATTGATGGATAAAGGACAACTGTGAAATTTTAATTTAATTGAACAGGAGATAAACGATGAGTACATCTATATCAACTGCCTTTATTAAACAGTTTGAAGCAGAAGTTCATATGGCATATCAGCGTATGGGTTCAAAATTAATGAATACTGTTAGGCAGTCTAAAAATGTAAAAGGTAGCCAAGCTCGTTTCCAGAAAGTAGGAAAAGGTACAGCGGTTACTAAAAATCGCCACGCAGAAGTTCCAACAATGGATATTTCACATAGCACCGTTGATGTAACACTAGCTGATTACTACGCTAGTGATTATGTTGATCGTCTAGATGAGTTGAAAACAAACATTGATGAGAGACAAGTACTTGCACAAAGTGCTGCTGCTGCGTTAGGTAGACAAACAGATCAGCTAATCATTGATGTATTAGATGCAGGTTCAAACTCTGCAAATATTGCGCATGGTTCTGCTGGTTTAACACTAGCAAAGTCATTGACTACATATGAAACATTTGGTGAAGCAGATGTTCCTGATGATGGTCAAAGATACTTTGTAGTATCACCTGCTGGTTGGGCTGATTTACTTCAAATCGACCAGTTCTCTAGAGCAGAATATGTTGGAGAAAGTGAGCTTCCATACTCAGGCGGAATGACCGCTAAGAGATGGTTAGGTTTCTTATTCTTTACACATTCAGGGTTAACACTCGCTAGTACTACTAGAGATTGTCATGCTTACCATAAATCAGCTATCGGTCTTGCGACAGGTGCTGATGTAAGAACTGAGATGAATTATATCCCAGAAAAGGTGAGTCATTTAACAACATCATATATGAGTATGCAAGCCGTTGCTATTGATGCAGAAGGTTTCATGCAAATACAGATTACTGAATAACGGAGGACACTATGGCTTTAACAGCAGCAAACTTAAAAAAAGTAGCTGGAGCAGGAACAGGTAATGTATTCCATTACGAAACTGCTGATGCACCAGGAACTGTTGCAGGTAGTGGTTACTTCAATGATGTAACTGACAACCTCAAGCAATTTGATATTATTCTTGTTGCAGGTACAACAGGTGGTACAGTAACTGTGGACATGCTGGTGGTAACATCAGCTTCAGGCGCAGCGACTGTTACAACAACTAACGGCACATAATTGTGCCATTGATGTGGGAGCAAGGCACGACTACACCCTAAGCTCCCACTTCATTTAAGGAGATATTATGTTATCAGAAACTAAATTTGACATATGTAACAAAGCATTAGTATTAGTTGGTGCTAACATAATAACTAGCTTTGATGAAGCAACAACCGAATCTACTGTAGCTGGTCAGCTTTATGAATCAACATTAGAAGCGATGCTAACTAGAGTAAGATGGCGTTTTGCAGCAAAACAAATACAACTTAGTTATCAATCAGTAGCACCACTTGGCAGATATAAATCTGCATATTTATCACCACCTGATGCTTTATTAATTCATACAGTAACAGTTAATGATAATGTGATTGCATACGATAGGTATGAAAATAAAATTTTTACAGATACAGGTTCAGGCGACACATTGATTTGTGATTATACATTTCAACCAAGTGAAGCAGAGTTTCCACCATATTTTAAACAATGCATGGTATTTGAATTAGCAAGTTTATTTGCTGGTGCAATAGCTAGAAATGATAGCTTATCTGAGTTATATAGAAATAGAGCAATAAATCAAATAGCAATAGCTAAATCAAGTGATAGCCAGGCTCAAACAACTAAGCGTATGGATCTAAATCGAATGCGTAATAGAAGAAATCGAACTGCTTTAAGTAATATTAATGCAACTGTATCAGGCAGCTAATGAATGGGCAGACAGAGAATACACCAAGCCAGTTTTGTAAGAGGCGAACTAGACCCTAAGATTGCAAGTAGAGTTGATGTTGTTGCTTATGAACAAGGCCTGAAAAGAGCAAGAAATGTTTTGACTCTTAATCAAGGTGGTATTGAAAGGAGACCAGGCTCAGTCCTTAGAGCAACAGCTCCTGGAGATGGCAGACTAGAAGCATTTATCTTTAGTGATGACCAAGAATATATAATTCTTTTTACCAATACTGTTATAACAATTTACAGTAGTAATGGTACTGTGTTACAAACTATTACATCTAGTGGTATTGGTACAGCAGAGTTAAAAGAACTTACAGTAACACAACAAGGTGATACTATGATTATCACTCATAAAAGTTTTTCACCACGCATTTTAAAAAGAACTGGAGCTACAACATTTACATTAAGTGTATTTCAATTTGACACAAGTGTGAATGGAGAAAAAACATACCAGCCTTATTTTAAATTTGCTGACGATTCCATTACATTAGATATAAATGCAACAGCAAAAGGCACAACAGGAGTAACACTTACAACATCTGCTGATTATTGGACAAGTGCTTATGTAGGAACACGAGTTAGATATCATGGTGTTGAAATATCAATAACAGGTTACACTTCACCAACAGTTGTAACAGGCACACTATTAGGCGAAGTAGAGATAGAGTTAGATGATAGCCCTATGAAAACCATACAAGGCTCTGGTGTTGTAGAAGTAACTATGGCAGCACATGGTTTTTCTACTGGCGCAAGTGTAGTTATTTCAGGTGCGCAAGATATATTTGATACATCTGGTAATGGTTTAGCAAGTGCAAATATTAATGGTACATTTACTGTAACAGTTGTAGATGACAATAGATTTACTTTTACTGCTGGTAGTAGTGATACAGCTACTGAATCAGTAGATGGTGGTGGAGCAAGTGTAAAAATTAGTGGACACCCACCAACCAGAAAATGGGACGAGCAGTTATATAGTGATGTCAATGGATATCCAAGAACTTGTGCTTTTCACGAACAAAGATTATTTTTTGGTGGTAGTGAGTCAGCTCCTGATTTTCTATCGTCAAGTAAAGTAGGTGCTTTTTTTAATTTTGATGTAGGCGAAGCAAAAGATGATGAAAGCCTACAAATGCAAATAGCATCGGATCAGATAAACGAGATACGACATTTGGTATCAGGCAGAGTATTAGAAATATTTACTAGTGGTGTAGAGTTTTTTTTAAGACCACAGACAGGTAAAAATATAACACCTACAGATGCGATGATTGTAAGACAAACAGCATTTGGCGCACAACAAGCAGGTATGCCTAGACCATTTGATGGCGGTACTTTGTATATACAAAAGAGTGGTAAGAATATTCGAGACTATGTATTTACATCAACAACAGAATTATTTGATAGTAATAATACTAGCCTGGAATCTTCTCATCTTATTATTACTCCTGATGATACAGCTACAGCAACAGCGTTGCCTGGAAGGACTGAACAATTTTATTTTCTTGTTAATAGTGATGGGACAATGTGTGTATATAATAGTCAGAAAGACCAAAAAATATTTGGCTGGACACAATGGAATACAGATGGAAAATATAAATCTGTTTGCTCTACATCGTCAACTATATTTGCATTAGTAGAAAGGACTATTAATTCAAGTACAGCTTATTATTTAGAGCAGTTTGCTAGTACACAGTTTGATATACCTACTGATATGTCAGAAACTAAAACTATATCAGGAAGTTATCAACCACATGGTACAGTACTAACTAACGGTGCAGTAGCATCTGGAGCAAGTCAGTTTCTTATTGATGGAGCAACAGCAAGTCCTAATCAAGGAGATACATTTCAATTTGGTGGTTCTGGTACAACGCATACTGTAACTAGTGTAGTAGCAACAGGTGTTACAAATGAATATCTAATATCTGTTAGTCCAAGTACAGCATCAATTAGTGATAATACATCATTGGTTTTTTTAACTAGTCGTGTATTTACAGGGCTTACTCACATAGGTAAAACAGTACATGCAACATCTGGCTCAACAGAAGATGATGATTTCTTTTACTATGGAAGTGCAGTAGTAACATCAGGAGGTACAGCAACTTTTCCTCAACCAGCAGCAGCGTGTGATATAGGACTAGACTTTACCATTGATGTAGAAACTTTACCTCAAGATGCCAGGTTAAGTAATGGTGTGTTAACTGGTTTACCTAGAAAAATAGGTAAAGCTGTATTGGAATTATCAACAACTTACAATGTAACTATCAATGCTAATCAAGTTTTAATTGGTTCTAATCCTAATGATTCATCATCTGGATTACAGGCTTTGACAGGTAAAAGAGAAGTTTATACACTTGGCTATGAAAAAGACCCAACATTGACAGTATCGCAATCTGCACCTCTGCCAATGAGAGTGTTGGGTATAACATCGGAGGTTTATTTCTAATGTGCCACCCATTAGCATTTACTGCGCTAGGAGTAGCGCCAGGCACAGCAGCAACATTAGCAGTTGCTAGTAATATTGGTCTTGCAGGTTATTCTATAATGTCTGCTCGTGCAGCTCAAAAATCATCAGATGCATTTGCAGAAGCAAAATATAAAACTGAAATGCAACAAATAGAAAGTAATAGAGAGTCTGTTGCTTTAGAAACTTTACAAAGGTCAAATACAATCAGAGATGAATTTATGATAAGACAAGCTACTAATAGAGCATTGTTATCGCCAAGTGGTATAGCACAAAGTAATTCTTATGAGGCAGCAATGGGATTTAATAAAAGTGCATTTCATAGAGAACTTAATATTATTGCTTTGCAAGAATCAAGAAAAATGAGAGATTTAACTTTTGCGTCTATTGATGCAAGACAGCAATTACAGTCTACTAAGGTTGCTAATAAAAATGCATTTAGACAACAGTTTATTAAAAGCGTTACTACAGCTGCGACAGCAGCAAGTGGAATAAAAAAACCAGGAACAACTGATTATTATTCTGCTAGAGGTTTAACATCAGGCGGCCCTGAAGGATTTATAAAATAATGGCATTTGAATTCAAACAATCAAGAAGTTTTAATCCTGCTGAAATACAAGTTAACAGAGGTAATCAGCTTGGAAGGGCTTCACAAACAGCAGCTCAAAGTGGTTTTGCATTATCAGAATCTACTAGAAGATTTGTCGATCAACAGACTGCATTAACTAAAGACTATGAACAAAAAAGAGCAAAGAAACTAGCTGCTGGAGCAGAGATAGTTTTTGAAGATGTAACATATACTGGTGCTGATGGTATTGAAAGAACAAGAAAATTAGCTACAGGATATAAAACTCCTGAGAAATTATTAAGTACATCATGGGCAGCTGTTACCTTTGATGAAGAAGTGGTTAAAGTTTATACAGATGCTGCTATAAATACAGCTAACAGTATCTTAAATCAAGAAAAAGAAATCATGCAACAAAACTCTACCTTTACTCAGAGTCCTGCAGAAACAACAGCGATGTTTGATGCAAATATACAAGAGCCATTAGACCAATTAAGAAGCACAATACCTAATGAAATGAGAGCCATATTTGAAAATAAGGTAAAACAAAATGTAGAGCAGACAAGAGCAGTTATTGCAAATAGACAATTTGAAAAAGTAAAACAATACAACACAGCAAGATTTAATAAGATTGCTACTGATTTTGAAAGTCAATTTGGTTCATTATGGGCTGGTGATCCAGAAGAAGGATTAAAATTATTAGAGGAACTTAAAACAGAAGCAGAGCAAAAAGAGTTAAAACAAGTTGCAGGAGCGCATATATGGATTAATTCTTTATATCCAGCATATAAAAATATGTTTGATGCTGGAAAAGAAGCACAAAGATTTTTAGACATTGATTATAGTAGTTCTGATTCTTTGGCTGTTGCTCACTCTAATTTAAAAAATTTAGAACTATTACTTAATTTTCAAAATCAAAGCATTCCTTTACTAAACAATGACGGAAAGATTGAGACTGTAACTCTAAAGAGTTTAGGTTTAGATGGCAAAGATAATCAAATAGCTAGAAATAAAGTTATGACGACATTAGCTAAACAAAGAGGATTATTAAAAGATTTATTTACAACATCTAAGAAACAAGACAAAGTAAATGATTATATTAGAAATACTCGTGCTTTACAGTCAGGTGGACAAGACTATAGTGTTGATCCAAATTCCTTGAAAGCAGAAGGAGATTATCTATTTGCAGCTAGTGAGTTTGATAAACCAGGTAGCGATATACACAAACAATTAGTACCAGAGTATATGAATGAATATCCCAATGTAACACCTACAATAGATGCAGATAATATTTTAATGTCAGACCAAGCTAATAATTATAAACAATGGGCAGCAGGTAAATATCATATTATTGGTGGTGCTGCACATAGAGAGATAGTAAGTTTTGCAAAAAGCATAACAAATAAATCTAATGAAGAAATAATTGCTTTAAAAGAACAGATAGTAGATTCCATTGGTAAACAATCATTTTTAAATGCGACAGGAGCGGTTTATAAAACACCACAAGGTAAAACTATATACAATAGTATTATTAATAAGTTGCCTCAGATAAGTGATGATGAAGAAAAAGAAATAGCAAATTTAGTACATGCTATAAATATGACAAATACAAGAGAAGAAGCGGCAGATTTATATATTCGTAATCGTATTACAGCACCCAGAGTAAACAATGATTTCTTTAAAGGTACATATGGTGAAGAAATAGGAGTTATTACTAATAAAATTAATGATGTAGTTAAATCTGAGTATAGTGAAGTTAATTTTGGTGCAGACAATATGATGGCCTATAACTTTTTGTCAGATGTTAATAAACAAGTAAAGTTAAACTTAGCTTCTACAACTATGAAAAAAGATATAGAAGCAGAAACTATAAGAGTTATGGAAAGATTAATAGCTAAATCAGGTTATGGTTATAGTGAGTATGCTTATGGTTTTGCAACAGCAACTGATGACCCAGATGAAATAGATTTTGATACAGGCAAGGTATTTACTAAATGGTCAACTGATGAGTTTTTTAATACACACCCATCTAGGTTGCCAGAAGATTATGAAGTGCCTCCAGGAACATCAGGTATGCAGAATCCATATGAGTTAGCTGCTATCTATGATGAAAACTATTTATTACATTTAGAAGAATATGGACAAACTGGTTCATTAAGAAGACAAGAGTTAATGAAAACACCTTTGTATTATGAAATACAAAATGAATTAAAAGAAGCAGTAGAAATTAATAATACAGCTAATCCACAATTTCAAATAGAAGAAGAACTAGTGTTAGGAAAAAATGTAAAATTAATTACTGTTGGTCGTCCAACAAATGAAAACGCAGTTGTTTATCAATATTTATATTTACCAAATAAAGAAGGCGAAAGGCCAAGACCTATACTGGATAGACTAGGAAATAACAAAACTATTAGTCGTAGAGAATTACAAGACAGGATAGGAGATAGTAATACTAATATTGATAAGCATGTTAAACCAAATTTAAATTTTGGTAAAATATTTGAACTCTCTACTGATTTAGGCTTACAAATATTATCACCAGGATATAAAGGAAAATTTAATCCTATAACTGGAGAAAGAAATTAAATGGCGGTTGTAGAAAAAGATAAGTGGTTTGAGAGTGGGCCATTCCCTGCACAAGAACCAATGCCTAGTCGTAGGCAAGAGTTTGTGCCTGACCCTACATATTGGGACACAGTAAGCGCAGCCTGGCAATTAGAACCTGTAGGACAACTTTTTTTAAGTAATGAAGATACATTTTTAGATTTACCTGCAACTCCAGTCTTAGATATAGATAAACAAATAGAAGATGAAGGTTTAACTTATTACTCTGAATATTTTACTGACATTAGAAATCAAGAACATTTTGATTATTTAAAAGAAAAAATACATTACAACAACTATCTTAGAGATATAAGAGATAGCGGTGGTATGATGCCAGAAATTATTGCAGCCTTTGGTGATCCAATTACCTATTTGCCAATACCTTTTGTAAAGGGTATGACTTTTGGTACACGATTTTTAAAAGGTGCAGGATACTCAGCAGGTGCAGTATCACTAGGTGAACCAGTAAGACATGCGTATGACCCTACGGCAACAGGTCAAGAGTCTGTAATGTATATTGGTGCAGGTTCATTATTAGGTGGTAGTATGATTGCTGCATTTGGTAGACGAGGTGTCAAAGGTTTTGATGACCCATCTATGAATATAAAGCCTCCAGAAAAAAAAGCTGAAAAAGTTTTTAAAGAAGCCTGGAACATGGAGAACGATACATTTAAGTCAGATATGTATGACCCAGATACTCCAATTACTTATGATGTAGAACCAGAGAAACTCATAACAGGTGCAAGTTATAAGTTAGATAATGGTGGACAGTTTGAAGGTATAGATAGACCAGTCAAAATATTAGATGCAGGTACTATTTATAATGGCAGACGATTAGAACAAGATACAATTATTATTGACCATGCACTAGTAGAAAAGAAATTTAGAGATGGTAGTTATGTAAATCCTGATGTACCAGGCGGTATAAAATTACCAGATCAATTTGCATCTTCTGATGATTACCTTAAATTTTTAATTAAGAAAGAACATATCAAACACAAAGGTGGCGCACCTGATGGTGTTAATTTAGTTGATAAAGAAAATTTATTAAACCAAGAAGTTTTAGAATCTATTCGTGCTGCTAAGATAGGCAGACAAACAGCAGGACGAGATGATGGTAGAAGTTGGTTCGCTGAAAATGTAGATAGATTTATTACGCCTATAGGCGATATGTTAAATAACAAACTAAGAAACAAAGAAGTAAGCAATAAGATATCAGATATGGCACTTGATATGATAGGTGATAGTGCAACAGTTACTAGGGCTTCAAAGGCTGGATTTGCAATATCACAATCTGCTTTAGTTAAAGCTACAGCTAATCATTTTAAAACTGTAGGTGGCTTTAATAAAGTACTGCAAGATGCATTCCAAAAATATAGAAAAAATGTAGATGAAGTGTCTGAGCAAATAGCAGGATATAACTTTGGTGCGACTGGTATTCGTACTGCTGATGCTATAGATAGTGCAATAAGGAAATTAGGTGGCAGAAAAAATGTAGAAGAACCTATTAAGTTTAGAGAGTTTAATGAACTTATTACCAAAGCTATTAGAGATGAAAATTATTATGAAACAGCACCAAAAGAAATAAAAGAGGTTGCAGATAAAGTAAGAAAGATATATCGAATGATTGGTGAAGAAGCAGATAAGTTAGGCATGTTCCAAAATTCTACAAACTTAGCCAATCAAATAGCAATACATACAAAAAATGTTGAAAGAGCAACTCGTATGCGTAAAGAGTTTAAACAAAAATATCCTAATGACAAAGCAGGTTTACAAAGAATAGAAAATAATTTAGCTATTGCAAGAGATACAGTATTGATGTTCCAACAACGCCTGGCTAAATTACAAGATGGTGAAATAGAAACTTTTGATTCTTTAGTAGATAACTATGTCAATCGTATTTATGACATAGATGCTATTTTAGATGACCTGGCTAATGAAGTATTTGTTGCACCTAAAGATGCACCTAAGCTAGACATAGTAAAAGGTTTAGTGATAGGCATGAATGTAAACATAGGTGAAAAAGTAGGTAAAATTGTTGGTTTTGAAAAATCAAAAGTAAGAATTAAAGTAGATGACAAAACAATAACTATGGCAAATAAAGATGTTAGGCCTGTTGGTGGTAGAATTAATGTTAAAGATAACCGTTTCTTTTCTGTACCAGATGCAAATACTTTTAGAGGCATTATATATAATTCTTTTATTCGTAATAAAAACATATCTGACCCACTAGAAATCT